GTGCTCATCTAACTCTGCTTTAGCATTTAGCATACGTTGCTCTGCAGAATCTTTTAGAGCTAGCCATTTATCTTTGTTAATATAAATACCGTTTATCTCAAGATCTGCTGTTACTCTGATTGTTTCATACTCTAGCTCAGCTAAAGTTCCCATATCTCTTTCTAATAAAAGAGTCTGTAATTTTTTATAAAGATTCATTAGGTGTTTAACATCATCTGCCGCATACTTTATCTGCTCTGGAGAAAATTTGTCACCCATTGACATCCCTATAAACGATGCCTGCTCTTCTTTGCTCATACCAATGCCTAAATATTTATCTAAAATAGCCTTTAAACTGCTACTTAGTTTTAAGCCTTGTGTTAAAAGCTGATTAGCAACCATTGTACACCGTATATTTTCTAACTCTACATCAAAATTAGTTTTGAAAAACGAGTAGTCAAACTTAGCATTGTGAAATACTTTAACCACTTCTTTGTTTTTCATCCAATCTAGTAGGGGGTAAATATCTGATCCAAGACTATTCACATCAAATACATATTGATTAAATTCGTTGCCGACTTGTATTAATAAAATCTTGTCTGTAATAAAGTCTAGCCCTGTAGTCTCAGTATCAACTGCAACTGCTGACTGCGCCTTTAGATAAGATAAAGCCTCCTCCAATTTATCAATCGTTTGTATATATTCTTGCATATTATTATCCTTACATGTAAGATCTGAGCGTCCCAGATCTATTTTGTTTTCTTAGTTTAGTTAGTATCTTTTCTTTAATTTGTCTTATACGTTCTCTAGTAAGTCCCATGTCTATACCAATTTCTTTTAATGTGTAAGGTCTTACATGGTTTATTCCATAGTACATATAAATTATTTCTTTTTCCCTTTCGGTAAAATCTTTTAAAGCTTCTTTTAATTCACCTAAAAATTCATCTCTTTTTCCAGCCTCATCTAATACATCATCCTGTGCAGGTATAATGTTATATAAATCTTTGCCATCGTCTGTATGTGGCTCATCAAGAGCTATAAGTGTATAACTATGTTTTAGGTCCTCTAAAATTCTAGGATCATCTAGCTCATGTGCAAGCTCAAACATATCAGGAAGTCTTCCCTTTTTCTGTACAAACTTTTCTTCCGCTTTACGCGATTTTGTTATGTTTATAATTTTATTTAATGGAAGTCTGATTGTTTTTGCATGCTCATGTATTGCATTTAAAATTGCTTGTCTAATCCACCACACTGCGTAAGTAATAAATTTAACGTTTCTATTCATATCAAATTTTTTAAATGCTTTACATAGTCCAAGGTTTCCCTCAGCTATTAGGTCTTCTAACTCTAATCCTTGTTTCTGATATTTTTTAGCTACGCTAACTACAAATTTTAAATTACTATTCATCAGTTTATTATAGGCCCCATTATTACCGTTTTTAGCTTTGAGCATAATCTCTCTTTCTTCCTCAACAGTTAACGGCTTAAAATCTTTAATTTCGTTTAAGTATCTTTTCATATTTCTATAATTTTGTATGATTTGGGGTTTTTCCCGAAATTACCTAACCCATAAATTTCGGTATCATTATATTTTGTTGTATAGTTTTTGTGGTGATGCCCATGAAAGTAATACGAAGGCTTCATATCCTTTATAATGTTTTCAAAGTAAAAAGTTCCCTCATGATCTGTACCTTTTGGTAATATATTAGAGGCAGCTTGATGTGTAATAAATACATCTATCTTTTTCCCCCACGCTTTTCTATATAACAGGTTTACATCTGCTTCGGTATAAAATCTTTTATCTTGGCCTTTTAAATCTTGTGTTCTCCAAGCTACCTTTACACTCGAGTGTATACCACCAATTCCAGCTACGTTTACACCATCAATATTTACAATTGTTCCTGGCTTAATATAATTAATATTAAGTTTCTTTAATGTCTCTGATTCAAAATTATCAAAGTCTTCATGATTACCATTTATAAAGTATATAGGTGTTTTAAACGGCTCTAAGTTTTTAGAGTTTAGCCACTCTATGGTTTGCTTTACTAGCTCACCATTCTTTTTTAAGGCCTTTTTATCTGCAGAGGCCGATTCAATAGAATGATATAATTCAAAATCACCTACTTGAAATACTGCATCAACTTTTTCTGTATTTAAAAGCTGTTTAAATCTAGGCAAGTTACTATGCACATCACCTATAAATAATAATCTTTTCATTTTTATCTCCTAATAAAGGGGAGGTAAATCTTAAACCTCCCCTAAATTTATAATTACTTCTTCCCTTTGTTAAGCGCACCCAAAGCATCTACGATACCTTGACCACCAAGATAAGAAGGCACGATAACTACAATCGCATCAATAATTTGTTGCGATGCAGCAGGGTCTACGCCCAACCAGTCAGTGCATATAACAGCAAAAACGCCGCCAAGTGCAACCCACAATTTTCTTGAACTTAGTTTATCTTTCATGTTAGTCCTCGATTTTATTTGTTAAAATGTTGCTATGAACTTAGGTGGATTCACCTCGTTTCTCAAATAGTTCAAAATGTATTGACACCCAATAGCACCAATAATTTTATTACCATTTTGCACAACACCACCTTCTTTCTCAAATGCTAACTGACAGCTTCCATTCTCAACTTCTTCTGGAACAGTTTCTAGCATAGTATCTAAGGTGTTTTGTTTATGCTTACAAAACGCAGCTACAGATCTTCCTTCGCTGCGTAGGTCTATCCAATATTTATCTGGATTCTTATCCATAAACTTGAATAGCATTTTTCTGAATTTAGTGTTATCAACAGCACTAATAATACAATCATATGTATATAATTCAGCTGTTGTTTCTATCTTACTTGAAATAGAACCAAATCCATAACGTGCTGCAATAGATTCTGTTTTATAATCTAACACGTCATCTAATTCAAAATTTTGATATGTCAGATTATCTGGTTCAACAGTATCGTGGTCAGCAAAAAAGATTGAAACGTCTTCTAACTGCCCGTGTCTTTCTGATTCATATAAGTTCGCCGCTAACCAGGAACCTATACCACCAGCACCGACAACAAGTATTTTTTTATGCATGATAGTACTCCTTCATTTCTGTATCATAGGAAGCATCCTCAAATTTAGGATCACCTCCATCGTAATAAAAAGCGTTTAATTCATTATACTTAGGTGAGTATATAAAATAAAATCCTTGATATCCTGCACCTGTTAAATCTGTTATAGACGGTTGTGCTCGATGATGCGGATGTGTGTGAAAAACTCCCACTAAGTCTTTATCTGCCTGTGAATCCATGTGAGTTGTCTTATTCAATGCTTTAAACATCTCGTTAGGTTCTGGTATATAATGCACTTCTTGAGAATCACTTATATTTGTAAGAGGTATAAACTCATCACATTCCCAAACGGAATCAGATTTTTTACCTAATAAAAATCCACACACTTCTTTAGTAGGACTTTGATCACCATAGTTTTTTAAAATTCTTTTTATTTTTTCTTGTATTATTATTTTTCTTTCCATAAGTATAATTTAATAAATTAGGGGGATCGTTAAATCCCCCTTAAATTTATTTAACCTCCAACTAAGGCGTTAGTTAAAGTAACGTCACTAGCTTCTATAAGGTCATCTATAGAAACTGAGTCTGGGTTAGCTTGAGCTCCGTCTAAATAAAGCCACTTCTTATTATCAGAAGTTTCTTCTTTTATCCTGTCTAGTACTGCTCCAGGGTTAGCTTCAAACTCATCGTGTCCTCTTGAGGAAACAATCTTAACCTTAACCTTGTTGTTAAGCTCTTTATTTAAATCATCGATTTTTCTGTTTTCCATAATATTTCCTTAGGTTTGTTGTAAGGTGTTAATTTGACTAGCAACAAGCGAGTCATTATGTAGGGCATAAATCCTATTTACTAGTTTGTCCATTCCTACCTGTGATTGGCTTTTATCTACAATGCAGATATATCTACCATCTGGGTAAGAGTACACTCCAGCCCTGTCTTCCTCCCTCTCAGTAAATTCTAAGAAGTAGGTTCTCAAATTACCGTTAATAACATAGCCGTGTCGTTCTTTTCCATCTTGGAAACGAACTGTGTCCAATTTAATCTTGAACAGCTCTTCAGTTTCTTTAAGTAACTGCTTACTTTTTTCTACGGCTGTGATATATTCTTTCTTTGCGGCTTCTATTAGTTCTTTTATATCTTCAGCAACTACTCCTACGATTACAGTATCTGTTAACAGGATATTTATAACATCTAGAAGATGATATTTTTTCTGTAATCCTAAAACTTTTTGAGTGTCTCTGATACGATATTCTTGATCATTTAAAACTAAATAGTTAATATTTTTTCGTCTTTCGATTGGAAGTTTCATCACACAATTAGATCCATCAAAATCGTCTCTAACATCAATGTCAATTCCAGTCTGTAAGTATCTATGCATTTTTAGTGAGCAAGAGCTTACTGATTTTACAAAGTAATCAAAATCTTCCTGTTTATCAAAGCAGATAGCTCTAGTTAAAACAGGTTTAATTTCATCTTTGTTTACTCTGCTACCATTTACATAGTACCTAGTACTCGAAATATTTCTTATATTAGTTTTAGTTATAAGTTCTATTTCAAAACTTACTGTTCCTATAGTTCCTTGAATATCTCCTGAAGCTGCGGCTATGTCAATAAAGTAATCAAATACATGATCATAATTGATATCATTTAACTGATAATGTCTAGTTAACCTTGATACCATTTGTCCTACCCAACCTGTACGGTTGGAAAATGCTAATGTCTGATCTGCATAGGTAATAGAATCATGTGTAAAATGGACATTATTTAGTTTTAAGGTTCCTTTAGGATCACTTAAAACCTTTATTTTATCCTCTACTTTTTTATCTAAAGCTTCTCTTCGTTTTTGGTCTGCTTGTTCTCGGGCTTCTTGTTGCGCTAGCCTTTTAACAATAAGATTAACATCTGAGTCAGCAATATTTCTAGTAGTTTCATCATTAATAGAATCGTACATGTATTGTAATACATTCTTCTTTGGTATAATTGGATCCTCAGCTATAAACATAGCTTTGCCAAACGGCTTTTCGTTGGTAGAGTTTTCTCCATCATACCTAGAATTTTCTGACAAGTAGAAACGATTTACATCTGCGTAATCGAAACTAGCATGGTCTGAATGTATGGGAACAATACCACATGAAGGGTCATCATAATAACCTGTACCTACTGTGATACAAAACCTTACATTATTCTGTTCAAATATATCCGTAATAGCTCTTAAAGAGTTTCTATGGCTACCATAACATTTTTCCTCTAAAAAACGTCTTTTGTTTGTAGAGGTTGCAAGCGCATTAGGAAGAACTGTTTTAAAGAAGTTCTTTACATGCTTTGAATCCAGGTCTCTAGACTGCACTTTTAAATGTGTATAGTTTTCCCACAGATCTACCTCTACGGCAGCTTTAAATTCGTCTATGGTTGAATATGTCTTACTATATAAGTCATTAAAAATAACTTTACTATCTCTAACTTCTGATAAGAATCTTTGCAAGTATGAAAGCTCTTGTAGTTTGTGCATTTGTAAATCTTTTATTATCACAAATCTTCTATCACTGTATCTATCATGTATAGATATAAGAAATCCCCTTTCACCATCTTTAATAAGATCGTCTAGTTTTTCTAAAGCTTTCTTATTAGCACTGTCATCATAGCTATTGCCATGTTTTTTGATGGTAATTTTTTCTGTAGAACGAGATGCTCCACTAGAATAATATAAAGAGCTTCCTCTTCTGATTATATACTGCACTGTTTTTAGATCTTCATCATACGTTAAAATAGGTTTATTTTCTGCCGCATTAAATTTATCTACGAAATTATCTAATTTATGGGTAAGTTCTTGTATATCCTTATCAGTTAGATTTAAGTCATAGAGACTGTTTATTGCAGGCAATAAGTCTGTCGTTGTTCTCATGTTTTCTGTTTCCTTATATGTATTTAGTCAAATAGATTAGTTTTTTCTGTAGCTGGAGTAGCTTCACTGTCTGCTCCGGCAGGCGCTTTACATGCTAGTAAAACTAAAAAGTTATTATGATCTGGGTGCACCTCAACGTCTTGTCCTACTAAAGAACCAAGCGAAGCCGAGTCATAATGTCTCATCAGTTTTGCTAGAGCACTAGCTGGAGAAAGTGATTCTCTTCCAGCAGACTCTGTAGTAGTATACCATAAACCTTGTATTTTCTTTGCACCTTTATGGTCCTCTACCCATGCGTCTGATATTGAGAACTCCTTATCTTTGTCTTTTACAGTAAAAACGATTTTCTCTGATTGTCTACCGTCTGGCATGTCGATTGTTTGTTTATCAATACTCATTACTTTAACTGTCCTAGTCGGGTTTCCAATCTCTAAATTTAAAAAGTCTGTCATCTTTTATTTCCTTGATTTGTGTCTTTGTTTTGTTAGTGTTCTTTATTAAAGTTGGTAGATTTTAATATAGACTAAACAAAAAAAGCCGCTCAAGGTGAACGGCTAATTTTAATAGAAAAAAGCTCTTCTACTAGTATTCTTATACCAAATTATACTACGTAATAGATTCCTCTACCTCCATAGTAATCTCACAGGTATCGTTATTGCAGAAGCGCTCTACTTCAGCTTCATTACCCTTAACCCACTTGAAGTTAAGAGGTTTTAAAGCTTTTAACATTTTATTGTATTCTTTTTCAGTAATTTCTTCGTAAGGCATTTGCTTATACGCACCAAGTTCCATTTTTGGAAGAAAGGAAATACCTTTTAATTGATACTGAAAATAGTCTAAAGCATTAGCTATCATAGGACCTTCTTTTTCCGGGTCAAAAGTTACTGTACAACTAACTTGATTGTCAGCCCAGTAACGTTGCATAAATGCAGCTAGTGCCATTTGTTCCCACATAGGTACGTCAGATACTGTACGTATCCCTTCACCCACGTCAACAGGAACTTCTACTACCATAGTAGATTCTTCGGATCCAAATGCTGGCTCTATTTTGTAGCCTGCCTTTTCCAAAGGTTTTAGTAAAGGAGAGCTGATTGACAATCTAATTCTCCTAATATAGAATCTGCTTTCAGGATAGTGTAATCCTGGAGTAGATCCAGCTAGTAAAGAAACTGTTCCAGACGGTTTAACAGAGGTAGTTTTTATACTACGAGGGACTGCTAACCAGTCAGAATAGTTTTTATCATATTTTTGTAGGGCATCGTAAGCTGTTTCTAACCATTCTCTTAATGCACCTTGTCCTCGGTGTGTAATAAACTGAGCTACACCGCTAACTGAACATCCAATACGCCTATTTCTAAGCATTACTCTGTTTGTCTCAGACCAATGTGTTTTTCCTAAAGTAACTGTCTTAGCGTATAAATATGCATACTTTAAGGTAGTCAAGTAATCTTCTAATGACTCATGGTTATATGGAAATGTTTCTACTAAACAACAAAGTTCATATGATTCTAAAGATTGCTCTAGGCAAGGATTTCCTCCTGCTACTCTATGATCTTTATCATCTCCACCATTTTTCATTCTTGAATAATGTTTCATATTATCTAACCAAGCTAGACCAGGTTCTCCATTGTCACAAATCCTTTCTGCAATATCTGTGTAGTCTTGACCTAGTTCAGCAAAAACTGAATTATTAGATGTCCACCCATACATCTCTCTATGTGGATTTTTCTTATAATTTTTTAGATTTATGTATTCTTCTGATTGTGGATCACCAAACACTATCTCAGCAGTACGTCTTACATTACCTGCAACCACACACTTACCAATTAAGTTCATTATATCTACTATAGTTGTAATAGATATAGGCTCTCCAATATTTTTGTCTAAGCATCCTTTAATTGCTCCGTGAACTTCTTTAAGAGGTTCATGACCACTTGATACCCCACCAAATCCTTTGATAGGTTCTCCTTCTGGTCTTACTTTAGAATAATCGAATGCTATTGGGCTAGTTCCTAAAAAGTAAGAATCTAAAAGCCTTCTTACTGACTCTACCCAACCTTCTCTAGTATCAGGTATTACATATACTTCAGTATCTCTATCTTCTTTCGGTCCTCTTACTACAAATTGCTCTGCACCTTTTGTATCAAATCCAACACCAACACCTAACATAGAAGCGTCCATTAAAAATGTAAATGGTTTAGATAAATCTTCTTTTAAGTTAGCTGTCGATACAAATGCACAATTATTTAATGCTGCATATAACCCACGTTCTTCTGTAATAGGCGTACCCATAGCCCATAAACCCCTACCTGGAGGTAAGAATTTCATATTAAATATTCTGTCGTACATCTCTTGGGCACTTCTTTGTGCTTGCCAGGCATTCCAGCCTAATTGGTGATGCTCTATCCACCTTTTTTGCATATTGTATGTACCTACCACAACACGCTCTACGGTTTCCCACCACATTTCATTTTTACCATCTTCCTTCATTCTTGAATAAGTTCTCATGTATACAAGCTCACCTAATCCATTAAAACCGAATGGTGGCTTTTTCTTTTTGTACTTGTCAAGAAATTTTGGTGATAGTATAAAAGGTTTATAATCCATAGTTAATTTTTCTCCTATTTCTTAGCAGAAACTTTTTCCTTGAAGACTTCAATTTTATCAGTCGACCCGAAACCTTTTTCCCCTCTTTGTGTTTTACCTAATGTTTTAACTTGTTTAATTTGTACCTTAGGATAAGGTAGTAAAACTATTTGTGCTATTTTTGATCCTTTGGGTATAGTTACAGGATAAGGGCCTGTGTTAGAAGCTATTAATCCAACCTCCCCCGTATATCCTTCATCTATAACACCCGCTTTAAAACTAATAGTTGATTTCAGGCCATAGCCACTTCTATCAAATACTTTAGCAAAGTATCCCTTAGGTAGACCTAGTGCAATACCTGTCTCTATTCTTTTAACTGATCCTCCCACTATCACTTCTTTTTTCGATGAGTATAAATCTATACCAGCATCTGTATCATGCGCTTGTGTCGGAAGAGTAGCATCATCGTTTAAAACCTTAACGTTTAATGTTAATTTACTTTCTTTTGTTTGTTTACTCATGTGTATTCTCTTTGATTATTAATATTAAATTTATTTCTTCATAAGGGAATATTGTAGGAAAAGGTACTGCCTCTCCATATTCCTCTGTTAATTTGTCATCATTATGGTTTGTTAACAATAGTGCGTTCTCTGTCATTTTAGTTATACGCCCCATTCCTGTAGTATGGTTTGTTACTATTTGAACGACATCGTTCTCTGAACAATACTCTGTTAACTCTCTATTTTTGAGCATAAAATCTCCTTGATTTCTGTTACTTTATCCAAATAATTAGTTGGCTCAACAAGCCAATCATCTTTAAAATCCTTTATAGGAATTGACTTCCTTGAACCACCATACCAATAGAATCTCACGGTATCTAGCGGAGTTATATAAGCCTTATCTGCGTGAACACTTTTAAAGTGTATCATAAAAAAAGCCACGCCACCCAACTTGTCTACTAATTCGAGATAATTTAGCTGATGTTGATGGATGTTTGAAAGAGGAAAGCTAGTTTTGCTTTTTGTTTCTTTTGCATCAAAGGCTATAAACTGTCCACCATTAATCAGCCCAGCGAAATCAACAGTCGATTGTTGTGCAACTAGACCTTTCTGTGTATATAATATAGGCACAGGTATCTTTAAAATCAACGCTTTATTATCTTTTTTGTAAGATAAATTTGCTTTATTTGCGTTCTTCTCTAATTCATTTCCTTTTAACATTTTATTCCTCCAAAAACATGTCTAAATAAGAGCTTTTACATAAATTAATTATCTCATCTCTTATCTCAGGCATAAGTGTTTCTTTCCAGCCATCGTCTGTTATTTTGTTCTCTCTAAAAACTGAGTATGTACCACCAGTTTTACTGTGAGAATTGTTTATAAATTTTGTTGTGTTTTCTCCTAATTCAATATTAGAAAACTTAAACAACTCTTTAAATTTTTCTTCTGCTGTATCTCCTAATAAATCAGAATACTTTACTAATTTAAAATTTTCTGGATACATATCCTTTAGCTTCAAGTAATTTCTTACAATTCTTTCCCAATTTTGATAGCCAGCATATTCATAACATAGTTTATATGAATTTTTAGTAGGAGCACCATACCACTCTTTTAAAGGATCTAACCCCTTTTTAAATTCTTTAGGAGCATTTAACCAAGAGTTTATAGTAGCTAAAGGATTTCTAACTAATCCTATAACTTTAGCATTATGCTCAGTAATAAAGTATTGTATTAAATGATGGTACCTCACATGTTTTAAAACAACGTGTGTATGGTCTTTTTCTTTAGGAAAGTTTAAATAGTTAATTGCGTCCCCCTCAGCCTGTAAATTTCCGGGGTCACTAGGAATAAAAGACCCCTTAAACATTTCTGAGTGTCTTATTAATCTATGAAAATTTTTGTCTAAAAATTCAGGTGTAGGAGTAAATTTATTCCTGTTAAAATATAGTAATTGGTAAATATAAAATGTATGAGGCGAGCTATTAAATATTTGACCTAACCAAGACGTTCCTGACCTTGGTGGGCCAAAAATAAAAACATAATTATTCATTAATCTTTTTGGTTAGTTTTGTTATATCTAAACTTGTGTTTCTTGGTGTACTTTCATATTTAAACTCTGCTGTAGGTTTAACTTTTGAATTACTTTCTTTAGCTAAATCAAACATAGTCTTTTTTTGTGTACCCACATTGTAAATACCAGAGGCATCCTTATTTATAAGACGTGCAATTAGGTTTGCAATTTTACCTACATAATCAAAATTACCTACCTGATTTTTCCATGCATAGTCATGCTCAAAAGGATATTTTTTATGAGTACTTCTTATTAGCAAGTAGTTTTTACTGCTGAGCTGTACTAAGCCGTCTGCTAATAACTTAGTGTATCCATACCAATTTTTACAATGTACAGGAACATCAGTTTCCTTTGCATCTTCATTTGATCCGCTATACAAGTAGTCTGATGATATATGAACCAATTTCATTTTCCATTGATTGCAAAAATTAATTAAGTTGGCCACTCCTTTGTAATTAGTATTCCAGTGTATATCTCTATCATCTGAGTATGTGTCAGTACAAGCTATACAGTTAACAATGACGTCATACTTTCTAGTCATTGCACTACCATCAAAAACCTCATTTAAATTACCTATAAAACTGTCTATATTTGTAATATCAAAAGTATTTTTATTGTATGGATTACATTTCTTTCTAGACACATAATCCCATCCAGTAAGATTTTTTAATTCCTTTCCTAGTAACCCATCTCCAAGTATTAATACTTTCATTATAATACCTCGTAGTATTGGCCAATCACCATTTGCATTTTAGCATGAACAGTTTTTTTATTTAATCTTTCTTTTTCTTCGTAGTCCTTTAAAGGCATAGCTCTAAAATCAAAACTAACTCGTGTAAACCCCTCTGTATTTTCTTTATTTCCATGCTTACAATTAGCGCCATCCCAGGCTATCACTTCTCCGTACTTTGCATTTAAAGGCTTGTAATCCTTTTTATTTGGTTCAGACTCTGCCCAAACTGCATTTGTATTTATAGAATCAGTAATACTCATATAAAAATTGACTTCTTTTGTACTATGACTGTAGTCTTTATCTCTATGCCATTTACCTACAGATATATTATCTAAAAATTGTGTTCTAAATGTAGGTACTTTTTGAAAAACAATTTCTTGGTTATTAAAATAAGGTTTAATAACTTCTTTAATAAACTTTGTATATACTGGTAAAAACTTTTCCCCCATTTTATCATAAAACTTTTTATGGTAAACAGTACTTTGCTCTGTTTTCATATTAAATAATTCTGGGTAATTAACTGAATCATGCATGTTTTCTAAATCATCTCTTCCAAATAGCTCACAAAGCAATTCTTTAAAATTATATTTAGAAGTATCATAGTCAAAATATTTCCATTTATTCTGATTGAATCTTTCCATTTATATTTCCTCCAGTTTACTTGAAATATATTTAAATATTTGGTCATTATAATGTGGAGCTGCCCCTATAAAAAATACTTTATCTAAAACTTTATTAGATTCAGGATACTTTTTATAGTCGTCTAAATGTTTATAGCCTGGGTGTAACAGAATATTTCCTGCAAAATAATTTCTAGTTTGCATTTTAATATCTTCAAAATACTTCACTAACTTATCTTTTTGCTCTTTATCCTTACACACAATAGGTGTACCAAACCAAGACGTTTCAGCATCAGGTAATTCTTGAGGTACATAGACCTCTTCTAATTTATCCATTATTATGGATTCTAAAGTGTTTTTACTAGTTCTTCTTTTATTATGTATCTCATCAAATTTCTCCAATTGTGCTAATCCAATAGCACCTTGTAAATCTAAGGGCTTTAAATTATACCCCATGTTTGTAAAAATATATTTGTGATCAACAATTTCATCGTACCCTTCTAGCCATGTATCAAACCTATTACCACATGTACCACAGGCAAGTAAATTAGCTGAACCTATACAGTAACAATCTCTTCCCCACCAAGCAAAACTTCTAGCTGCAATAATAATATCTTCGTTGTTAGAAGATACCATACCTCCCTCACCAGTTGTTATATGATGTGCAGGATAAAAGGAGCATGAAGATGCTATTGCATAATCTGTTAAAAGCTTTCCCTTCCATTTACTACCTAAAGAATCGCAGTTATCCATAATTAATTCGATATTGTACTTTTCTTTTATTTCTAAAAGCTTATCAAAATCTGGAGCATTTCCTAGTACAGGAGATATAAAAATTCCTTTAGTTCTTTTTGTAATTTTATCTTCAATTAAATCTACATTAAAATTTAATGTATCGAATTCTATATCTACAAAAACAGGCTTTAGGCCATGTTGCACTAAAGGAGCTATAGTCGTTGGAAAGCCTACAGGCGAGACAATTATCTCATCCCCATCATCCCATTTCAAAGCCTTTTTAATTGCGCCAATCATTACAAGATTAGCTGAGCTTCCACTATTCACCATCACTGAGTACTTTTGATTAAACTTTTTTGAAAATCTCCTTTCAAACCTATTCACATTTTCACCAGAAGGTAACCATTTACCAGTTAAAAAGCTTTTTAATGCGTTAGTAACTTCTTTATCATCCCAATAAGGACCTGAATAGTATATAGGTGTTTTACCTTCTATAAATTCTTTTTCATTATATAAATACTTTAAAATCGGCTTGTCACTGCCTAGTATTTCATCTAATACGTTTTTAATTATTTCTTTCATTATTTAACCCCACCCAATAAATTTATTTGATGTGTGTACACTACTTACACCTTGGTGTAATCTTGATGCTCCTTGTATATGCTGTACATAATGCGGGTCTGTACAATACATTTGATATCCTTTATCTCTTAAAAACCTGCTCCATCTAATATCATAGCCAGGTCTATATCCCATCATTTCATCTCGATGGTTCATCATGTGTTCTAAACTTTTGATAGGAAAAAGAATAGCCTGTGTCCCATAAAATGAGTTTACAGGTATTACCCATGGCCAACTATTTGCTGGACCATACAAACTTAGAAACCCGCAGTCTGCTTCTACCTTAGGGTCACTAAGAACTTCATTAATTCTATTCGATATCTCAATATCATCTTCTAAGAACAGTACATAGTGTGCTTTTTCTTTTTTTGCGTATTTAAGTGCATGCTCAAGCAAGAAATTTGTGCCTTGCTGAACACTATTATATTTATGCCAGACATTGTCTGCTGACGGCTGGCCTTCTGAATCTTGTGTTATATCAAATTCTGTATATACACCTTGTTGGTTAGTATAACCATACTCCCTTTCGTGTATAATTGTTTTATATGGAGTCATTGTATCCATTAAATTTTTGTGCTCTAAATCTACAGTATTATTAGATGTTATATCTATAGAAACTAGAGGTCTTAAAACATTCTCCATAATACCTAAACTTTGATTATAAGTCTCTACAAATCTACGAGTCTCCTGCATATCATTACTGCAAGTCATTACTGCAGGAAGTATTTTATTAGGTAACTCGTCTTTAGTATAATAGTTTGGACTCATTATCATAGGGTGCCAACCACCCCCGTATTTTCTGGTCATAACCTCGTTCATTTGTGAGCTAGCTTTTTCTCTATAACCATCAATTTTATCTGTACTAACATTTCCTTGTTGTGATATTTGACCTAAAGATGTTACTACATTTTTTAAACCTGCCCCTCTAACTCTGTAGCCATAATCAAAATCCATTCCCCAACCATAGCTAAAATCCGTGTCCCAAAAACCTACCTTTTTAATAGTAGATGCTTTTATCATAGGAGCTACGAATTCTATAAAGGGTGCTGAAGAATTAGTTGTGTCATTTGGCATTTTATACATAACTTCATGGGGGCTTTTGCATTTGGCATGGATCTGTCCAAATTCTTTATCGCTAAAAAGAACCTCAACCAAATTTTTTGTTACGTCATTTCCATACTCATGACCAACATCTGAACAAACAAAATAAAAAGCATCATATCTTTTCTTTTTACTAACTATTTTGTAAGCTTCGTAAAAACCATTTGTAAAATATAAGTTATTTTCAAATTGTATATTAGCTGTTTTACATGTATCGTCTGGACCATTATTAATTACATAAATATCTTTATACTTATTAGGGTATGAATCGTGCTCTTTATAGTAATTACATAAAGCATCTGTCATTTCTCCTGTCTGATAATTTAAAATTAAAATAGCTATTTTTTTCGTCATATGTATTCCCCAAAAAAAGGGGCAACATTTCTGCTGCCCCTTTGTAAAGTTTTTGTTTTAGTTACTCAAATAAACTAGTATCGCTACTTGCTCCACCTTCAACTGCAACCCACTTAGATAAATCATTTTTTGGATTACCATTAGGAGTCATACCAGGCTCAGTAAATGCACTAACTTTCATGCCAATCATAGATTTAGCAATAACAGGTGTATCTACATCATCTTCATCAAGTAAACTACTTCCGCCTGCTTTAAGGAAGTTATACAAATAGATTAATGACTTTTGAGTCATAGCAAAATTATGCCATAGTTTTCTATTTTTAAACTTCTCGTCATTCACAACAAAAGTAACTTTTATCATTTCAGTACCTGTAGATGCTGTTGTAACTTCAGCATTTTCTACAGTTAAATTATATCTGCCTTCTGGTAAAGCATCAAATCCATCACCAGAGCCGGCTCCAACTTCTTTAAAATTAATTCCCATAATATTATTTTCCTTGGTTTTCTGTTAAATCTGACAATAATAATTTAGCTTCATCTTCTCTTAAATCTAAGACACTATCAATCATATAATCAGTTTTTAGTTTTTCTTTAACTTTATCTTCGCCAACTGAAGCAGTTACTTTCTCTAGTTTAGCTAGAGTTGCTCCTGATACACCGGCTGTTTTAATTTGTGACCCATTAAATTCAATATCTTTTGTTCTGCCTACTTGCTTTTCTAAAGCTTTTTCTTGATTAAATACTACTGGATCTCTTTCTAACCCATCTACTCCTAAGTAGTCTGTAAACGACTTATAAGTAAACTCAAATGAGTCAGGAAGTTTGTTTGTTCTATCTTTTTGTACCTTAGCCCAAAATGTCCCATCTTCAGGACTTTTAGCTAACTCTAATACAACATCAAACATATAAGGCAATTCTTTTGGCCCATCTGCTGTACTACCTATTAGCTTCATAAATTCTTCTGAACTATATAAAGGCTTTGATCTTGCCGTAACTATAATATTCATATCCAACGCTAAAAGTTTTTGAATAAAACCTTTAACAGCGGCTTTGATGTGTTTATAGTCTAGTGGCTGTATTGTGTAATTTGGATTACCTGTTTTAACTTTCATTTTAGTTAGCTGTTGCTCAAGAATGCCATCATATAAAGCAGTAAAAGGATCGACTACTAAAGTTTTAAAACCGCTAGGCTTTTTTAGTAGTTCATCAATAGCTGCATTAGCTTCATCTGGATCACTTGTTTCTATTTTATGAAAGTCAAAAAACTCCCCATAATATTCCGTACCCCTCTCTGTATCAATTACAGCAGGATTTGGAAAGTGTAGAGAAGTTACTGTTTTGCCTGTCCCAGTTTCACCATAGATATACATCTTTAGTCTCTTGGGAACTTTTTCGGCTTTTGTAAATAAACTCATATTAGTTTTCCTTTAGTTATCTGGTATACGTGTATTTTCTTAAAACATCATAAAGGTCATATGTCGCTTGGACATCTCTCATACAGTATTCCGCTATTTCTTTAATTCGCCCATCTTCGTAAGCCTGTGCTACATCTTTGGCAGCTATCTCACCTTCTTTAGGAGACTTAATACCATTATGTTCACAAGCTAGTCTTAAAGTACAAGCCGCATATCTATCAAAATCTGCCATCACTAGCTTTGCATCAAAGTGAGGCCATTTACTAAATCGTCTTGTATCTAAAAACATTTTATTAGTAGGCGTTAAATTATACACCATCGATCTTTTTAATATAAAAGGGACATCAAAAGCTATCCCATTATAAGAAATAAAGAGTCCTTGAAACTTACTCAATAGTCTCCACCACTCACAAAGAATTTGTTTCTCAGTACCTATAATGCATTTTTCATCGTACTGTCCAGTACTCATTGTTTGCTTTACTCCAATAGCAACAATTTCCCCAAAAAAGGGATTTGTGCCCATAAGCATTCTTTTTACGTCTGGATATTCTTCTTCTGGTGGGTTGTTATATCTTACATAACTATCGAACTTGTTTTGAAGTTCCTCTTCATGTATATCAGACAACTCCTTCCCAGGAATTGTTTCAATATCAAATGTTAAAGTATTCATAGTTTTCTTGGTTTAATGTTTCAAACTGTGTTATACTTTAATATAAGTACAAAGAGGATTTAAATCAACTATTTAGTTATTTCTAAAGGCTCCGAATGTGGTGCGCAAGTAAAGATGTCCTTGTATTTAGGAAACCTTTTTTCTGCTAAGTCAATCACCATTTCTGGTGAGTTTGTATTTCTAGATAAGTGTCCAAATGCGATATGACTCACCTTTTCTAGGTCTAGATTTTCTTCAATAAAATCCATAGTTTGATCATTGTCTAAATGACCAAAAGGACTTTTAATTCTTTCTTTATGAATTGGGTCATACTCTTCATAGTTTTCTAGTGATTCTAAATCATAGTTAGCTTCAAGTAGATAGACATCACAACCTTTTAAGGCTTCTTTCATAACTTTATTAAAGCTGCCTGAGTCGGTAAGATACCCACACTTAACCCCTGTAGAATGTTCTAAAACTGTATACCCTACAGATGCATGGCTATCATGTCTACTACTAAAAGCCTGTACTGTAAAGTCTCCCACATGCACCCTATCTCCTCCTTGAATATACTCGATATCACAATCTTTAAAGATCTTTTCTCGTGCTTCATAGGATGCTTGTGGAATATAAATTTTAGCTCCTGTCTTTCTACCCAAAACTCCAGCACCACCTACATGGTCACCGTGGTCATGAGTAATAAAGCAAGCTTCCGGTTCTAAGGGACCGCCATTAGCTTCACATAGTCTTTTGTAACTAGCACCCGCATCAATTAATATATCAGTGGAGTCTGAAAATACTCTAAAAGCATTTCCAGAACTTCCACTTAATAATG